AAAGACATCAAAGCCAACCTCGAATGGCTAGAGTCCTTTGAGAATGTTGTCATCTGTTTCGACAACGACAAGGCAGGACAGGAAGCCGCTAAGTCAGTGTTAGATTTATTCACCCCCAACAAAGCGAAGAACGTCACGCTCCCTGTTAAAGATGCAGGCGATATGCTGAAGGGTGGCCAAGTACAGGCGTTCGTTAAGGAGTGGTGGAATGCGAAGTCTTATCGGCCTGACGGTATTGTGGCAGGTGACGATACTTGGAATCTTATTGTTGAACAGCAGAACACCGTATCAATCCCATACCCATGGCAGTGTCTTAACGAATTTACCCATGGGTTCAGGGAGAGGGAGTTGGTTACCATCACAAGCGGTTCGGGAATGGGAAAGAGTCAGATTGTCAGGGAGTTGGAACACTATCTCCTTGGTGCTACCGACGACAACATCGGCATCCTTGCGCTAGAAGAGGACATCCCTAAGACAGCGTTAGGTATCATGTCTATCGAAGCGGAGAAGCAGTTACACTTAGACAAGGAAGTGACTGAAGAAGAGAAGAGAGGTTACTGGGAAAAGACAATGGGTTCAGGACGCATCTTTATGTTCGACCATTGGGGCAGTACCAGTGAAGATAACCTACTCTCTCGCATCAGGTACATGGCGAAAGGATTGGATTGTAAATGGATTATCCTTGACCACCTCAGTATCGTAGTGTCAGATCAGGATACAGGTGACGAGCGTAAGGCAATCGACAGCATTATGACCAACCTACGGAAGCTAGTACAGGAGACAGGAGTCGGGTTATTCTTGGTGTCACACCTCAGACGACCATCAGGGCAGAAGGCGCACGAGGATGGAGGTAAGATTAGTTTGGGAGAACTCAGAGGATCGGCGGCGATCGCGCAACTTAGCGACATAGTTATTGGTTTGGAACGTGACCAACAACACGCAGACCCTACTGTACGTAACACGACCACGGTCAGAGTCTTGAAGAATAGATTTGTTGGACTCACTGGTGCGGCTTGTTACTTGTTCTATGATAAAGACTCAGGACGTATGATAGAAACGGTATGTCCGGTAGATGAATCGGAGTTTTAATGAAGCAGATAGTCTTTGACATTGAAGCTAATGGACTTAACCCTGACAAGGTATGGTGCATTATAGCCTACGAAAGAGGGGCTAAGGAATACATTACTTGGTCAGGTGATGACCTCGTTTGTTTCAAGGACTGGATTAAGGAGCAAGGTGAACTAGAAGTCATTGGTCATAACATTATTGGCTATGATATTCCAGTTTTGGAACAGCTACTCAACGTAGACTTTAGTAAGTGTAAAGTTACTGACACATTAGTCATGTCCAGATTAGCCCAACCATCACGGGAGGGAGGACATTCACTGGAGAACTGGGGTCAGCTATTAGGATTCCCTAAAGGAGAACATAATGATTGGGATAATTTTTCTCAGGATATGGTGGAGTATTGTGAGCAAGATGTACGAGTTAATGAACTGGTGTACCAGAGATTACTTCGTGACCTTGATGGCTTTGGAACTGAGAGCCTTATGCTTGAAGGTCAGGTACAAGGGATTATTAGCAAGCAAATTAAGAACGGATGGGTTTTAGATCAGGAGAAAGCGTTTGGTTTGTTAGCCAAACTCAAGGAAAGAAAGTTTGATTTGGAGGACGAGGTACATGAGAAGTTTAAACCTCTACCAACATTCATTAAGGAGATAACACCTAAGATAAAGAAGGACGGCAGTTACTCAGTAGTCGGCCTCAAGTTCTTGGGAGATCATTGGACGACAGCAGTAGCACCATTTAGCAGACTGGATTATCCAGAGTTTAACTTAGGCTCACGTCAACAGATAGGACGTTACCTACAATACTTCGGATGGAAACCAGAGACCTTCACAGAGAAAGGACAGCCAATCGTTGATGAGAGCGTTCTTAACAAGGTGAAGGGTATACCGGAAGCGGAGCTTATTGGTGAGTACCTTATGGTACAGAAGCGTATCGCACAGATACAGAGTTGGGTGGATGCAGTTCAGGACAACGGTAGGGTACATGGTTACGTGAACTCTAACGGCGCTGTCACAGGACGTATGACGCATTCCAAACCAAACATGGGACAGGTTCCGGCAGTCTACTCACCTTATGGTAGAGAGTGTCGTGAGGTCTGGACAGTACCTAGTGGATACACCTTGGTAGGTATGGATGCAAGCGGGTTAGAGTTACGTATGCTTGCACACTACATGAACGACGAGAGGTACACTAATGAAATTCTCACGGGAGATATACACACGGCAAACCAGTTGGCTTCGGGGCTTGCTACTAGAGACCAAGCAAAGACTTTCATCTACGCTTTTCTATACGGCGCAGGAGATGCAAAGATCGGAAGTATCGTCGGAGGAACTGCTAAAGATGGTAAGCGACTTAAGGAAAAGTTCCTCAGCAATACGCCTGCTCTTGGAAGGTTACGAGAACGAGTTGGGGTGGCTTCAGGAAGAGGTTATGTTCTTGGACTGGATAGGAGAAGGGTCTATGTACGATCAGAACACGCGGCACTGAACACTCTACTACAAAGCGCAGGTGCAATCGTTATGAAGAAAGCACTGCAATTACTGGATGAGTACGCAACCAAATGGAACATTGATTATAAGATTATAGGAAATATACATGATGAAATTCAAACAGAAGTACGATCAGATGAAGCTGATGTTTTCGGACGACTCGCCACCAGTTGCATCGAAGCGGCAGGACTCCACTACAAACTCAACTGTCCCCTCGCAGGCGAGTACAAAGTCGGCGACACATGGGCAGATACCCACTGATAAACACTGCATCAGTTGTGGGACACACTTGAACGAGGAGAACTGGTGGCCTTCCTTTGTAGGCAAGAGGCATTACAAGTGTATCTCTTGCTACGACATGAGGCGTATTGAGAACAAGCTCAAGAAGGGCGATAAGCTACCACCTAAGATGCTTGCTAAGTTGTACGACAAGCAGACCAAGGATGTGTATGATCAGGTTAAGGAAGGCTCGGTGTACATCATGGGCAATCCGGTGTGGCCTGAGTGGGTTAAGGTGGGCATGGCAGTTGACGCTGAGGACAGGTTGAACAGTTACCAAACTAGTTGCCCTTTCCGTGATTATGTGTTATACTATAGTTATAATGCAGAAGATAGACGGAAGGCTGAAAGCAAAGCACATTATAAGTTAGCTCAACAGTTTGAACGTAGGAACGAATGGTTCAAATGCTCACCAGAGGAAGCGATAGAGGTGCTAAATGAAAACAACTGATACAGTAGTAGCTGACATCTACAAAATGATGGAGACAAAAGATGCTGACCCATCGGTAGACGTAGAGGCTGAGATTGAGAAGTTTGGGGAGGGTGTTAAAGCCCTGATGCGTACCGAGTTTGGCAGAGAGAAGCGACAGGATAAACGAACGCTCAGGTTGTCAAACGTAGGACGTACTGACCGCTACCTTTGGAACGTAGTAGCAGGGACAGAGAAGGAGAAGATACAGCCACACACCTACATCAAGTTTATGTATGGTCACCTGATTGAAGAGATGTTATTGTTTATGACTCGGATGGCAGGACATACGGTAACCGATGAGCAGAAGCGATGTGAGGTTGAGGGTATCCAAGGTTCAATGGACTGTAAGATAGACGGTGTAGTGACGGACGTTAAGTCGGCTAGTAGTTTCGGCTTCAAGAAGTTCAGGGATGGTACACTGATTAACGATGACCCTTTCGGTTACGTTGACCAGATTAAAGCCTACGCTCACTCGGAGGGTGCAACGGAGATAGGTTGGTTAGCAATGGACAAGACGAACGGTTACCTTACGTTCCTTAAGTACGACATGGCTGACCCTGAAGTTAAAGAGTTGCTTGACTTTGAGTCCACCATTACTGAGAGAGTTACGTATCTCAAGGACATGGTAAAAAAGCCCGAACCTGACACCTATTGTTACAAGCCTAAGCCAGATGGTAAGTCAGGGAATCTGGAGTTAGCAATCGGTTGTTCCTATTGTCAGTACAAGAAGCATTGTTACCCTGATCTCAGGGCGTTTAAGTACTCACATAAACCTAAGTTCTTATGTAAGGTAGTTAAGGAACCTAAAGTGCAGGAGCTTAAACTAGATGAGTAAGAAAAAGTTTAGGTCTGGATTAGAGTCAGCTTTGTATGACCAACTCAACAAAGAGTTTACATACGAACCGTACCGACTCCCATACGTTATAAAGAAGAAGTATCTGCCGGACTTTGTACATGAGGAAAAGCAGATACTGATTGAGGCAAAGGGTTACTTCAGGGTAGGCGACACACAAAAGTATACCGCCATCCGAGACTCAATGCCTGAATGGGAG